GACCACAATCTATTCAAGATAGAGTATTTGCTAGAATATCTAATATTAAAAAATAAACTAAATTAAAATGGCTACAACAACCAACATCACAACTACATACGCAGGTGAATTTGCAAATGAATATATTGCTGCTGCGTTATTATCAGGTGCTACCTTAAACAATGGTGGTATCACTATCAAACCAAACGTAAAGTACAAAGAAGTAATTAAAAAAGTTGCTACAGATTCTAATGTAATTAAAGACGCATCTTGTGATTTCACAGATACTGCTACAGTTACTTTGACTGAAAGAATTTTACAACCTGAAGAGTTCCAAGTAAACCTTGAGTTATGTAAAAAAGACTTTAGATCTGATTGGGAAGCTGCACAAATGGGAATGTCTACATTTGACAATTTGCCTCCTGCTTTTTCTGATTTCTTAGTTGCACACGTTGCCGGATTAGTTGCTGAAAAAACTGAGCAATCTATTTGGAGAGGTGCTAATGCTACTGCCGGAGAGTTTGACGGATTAGTAACTAAAATGACTGCTGATTCTGACGTAATTGACGTAGTAGGAACAACAGTAACTGCTGCTAACGTAATCGATGAGTTAGGAAAAGTAGTAGACGCTATTCCTTCTACTTTATACGGTAAAGAAGATCTTTACTTATATGTTTCTCAAAACGTAGCTAGAGCATACGTAAGAGCATTAGGTGGATTCGGAGCTGCTGGACTAGGAGCAAACGGTGTAAACGCTGAAGGAACTCAATGGTGGAACAACGGAGCATTATCTTTTGACGGTGTAAAAATATTTGTTGCTAACGGATTAGCTGACAACTACATTGTAGCTGCTGAAAAATCTAACTTATTCTTTGGTACAGGATTGTTATCAGATCACAACGAAGTGAAAGTTTTAGATATGGGAGATCTTGACGGTTCTCAAAACGTGAGAGTAATTATGAGATTTACAAGTGGTGTAGAATACGGTATCGGAACTGACATCGTACTTTATACTCCTGCATAATCAAATAACTAAATAAATAAGAGGGGTAGGTAAGCCATAGAAGCCTGCCTACCCTTTTTTCATTAATCAAAAAAAATATAAACATATGGCTTGTTCAATCGCATCCGGTAGAGTATTACCTTGTAAGAGTGCTGTAGGTGGATTAAAAAACATCTATTTCTCAAACTATGACGCTACCAATATTTCAGGTTTGACACCAACGGACGGTATTATTACTTTTGGTGGATCTGAGGAATTTTTTAAATTCGAAATAAAAGGAAACTCTAGCTTAGAGACTGCTATTACGTCGTCTAGAGAAAACGGAACTACATTTTACGAAACTACATTAAACGCTACTTTTACTTTCTTAGACAACGCAACGCAAGAAGAAATTAAATTGTTAGCAGCGGGTAGACCACAAATAGTAGTAGAAGATAACAACGGAAAATTTTTCTTAATAGGTAAAGATCACGGTTCTGAAGTAACAGGTGGAACTATTGTTACCGGAGCTGCTATGGGAGACTTGAGCGGATTTACTTTAACAATGACTGCTCAGGAAACTGCACCACCATTCTTTTGTGCTGCTGAACCTGAAGTATCTGCTACGCAAATTAACCCTACTGTATAAGTTAGTTACAAACTTAGTTACAATTAACCCTTCCCTAACCGGAGGGGTTTTTTTTGTCATTTAATACAAAATGTAGATTTTATTTCGTTATATATATATGAAACATTTAACTACAAGTACGGACGCTCAGACTATTTTAGTTATTCCTAGAGCATATCCTTTGACAGGTACTTTAGTATTAAGAGACGACAGTACAAACGTAGAGACATCAGAAGAAGTGTCTTTTACGACGTCAGGAGAGTATTTAAGCCTCTCTCACGCATTTTCTTTAGTAGAAGGACGATTCTATGATCTAAAACTAGAAGATGCAGGAGAAGTGATATATAGAGATAGAATATTCTGTACAGATCAAGATGTAGATCAAGATACGAACGATTACTACTCAGTAAACAAAAACGTTTATATTTCTGAAGATAGTTTCGATAATGATTATATAGTAATATGACAAATAAGAAAAATATTAAAAAAAGAACTGCCGGAGACGTACGTTTTGTAGAATTGGGTAGTTATACAACGCCAAAAGTAAGTGAAGTTACCGGTAAGGATTACATAGCTTACGGAGCTGACAATAATTATTATCAGTATTTATTGGATAGGTATAATGGAAGTCCTACAAACAACGCCATTATTAACGGTATTTCAGAAATGATCTTTGGTAAAGGCTTAGATGCTACAGATTCGAATAGAAAACCGGATCAATATGCACAAATGATGTCATTATTTAATAAAGATTGTGTTAGGAAACTAGCGTATGATCTTAAATTAATGGGAGGTTGTGCGATTCAAGTAATATATTCAAAGGACAGATCTAAGATAGCTCAAGTAGAACACTTCCCTGTAGAGACATTAAGAGCAGAGAAATGCAATGAAGATGGAGACGTAGAAGCATATTACTATTTTAAAGATTGGACAAAAATAAAACCGTCCGATACACCAAAAAGAATACCGGCTTTTGGATTTTCTAAAGAAGCTATTGAAATATATTTTGTAAAACCATACAGAGCAGGATTTTATTATTATAGTCCTGTAGATTATCAGGGTGGATTACAATACGCAGAGTTAGAAGAAAACATATCTAACTATCATTTGAACAATATTCAAAACGGTTTTGCTCCTAGTATGTTAATTAATTTTAACAATGGAGTACCACCTGAAGAAGAACGTCAATTAATAGAGAATAAAATAATCCAAAAATATACAGGTAGCTCAAATGCCGGTAGATTTATTTTATCATTTAATGACAATGCAGAAAGTGCAGCAGATCTTCAGACAGTACAATTAAGTGACGCTCACAATCAATATCAATTTTTGTCAGACGAAAGTTCACGAAAATTAATGGTAGCACATAGAGTTGTTAGTCCGATGTTATTGGGTATAAAAGATGGATCCGGCTTAGGAAACAATGCTGATGAAATTGAAACAGCGTCTACATTAATGGACAATACTGTTATTAGACCATTTCAGACACTTTTGATCAATGCCTTTGAACAAATACTAGCGTATAACAAAATAGCTCTTAAATTGTACTTTAAAACGTTACAACCGTTAGAATTTACAGATTTAACTAATGTTACTGACGCTGAGACTAGAGAAGAAGAAACAGGAGTAAAAATGTCAAGCGACAAATCTGAAGAATTAAAAGACGAAGCAGCAGATATGTTAATTGATCTAGGAGAAGAAGAAAACCTAGACGAGTGGGAATTAGTAGACGAACGTAAAGTAGATTACGAGCAAGAAGAAGCGTTAGATAAAATGATCGGATTGGCTAGTACCGGATCTGCAAGACCAAACGCAAAGAGTGATCTTGATGGAGAAAACAAAGAAGGGCAAAAATTCATAGTAAGATACCAATATGCACCTAGAATAGTAGGAAATAACAGTAGAGAATTTTGCCGTAAAATGGTAGCAGCAGGTAAAATATATCGTAAAGAAGATATAAAACAAATGAGAACCAAAGCTGTTAATGCAGGTTGGGGAAAAGGTGGAGCTGATACTTACGATATTTGGCTGTATAAAGGTGGGGGAGATTGCCACCACTATTGGCTAAGAAAAACGTATATGGCAAAAGGGGGAGTTAAACCGGATGTTAATAGTCCTAAGACAAAACCTATATATAAAAAAACAATAGAGCAGAAAGGTATTAAAGAACCTAGTAAGTCAGAAGAACCCTCTAAAGTATCTCAGAAACCGAAGGATATGAAGAATAGAGGATTTATAAAACCTAGAGGATAAATGGCTACAGCATTATTTATAACACGAACAGACTTAGTACGAAATAGCATATTAGATGGTAATGTCGATACTGATAAATTTATACAGTTTATTAAGATTGCACAGGAGATACATATAAAAAATTATTTAGGTACTGATTTATACAATAAAATTTCAGCAGATATAATTGCCGGTACATTAAGTGGGAATTATTTAACGTTAGTAAACAGCTATATTCAGCCAATGCTTATTCATTTTGCTATGGTAGACTATTTACCGTTTGCTGCTTACTCTGTAAAAAATGGAGGTATATATAAACACAATAGCGAAAACTCAGATTCAGTTAGTAAAGAAGAAGTAGACTATTTAGTAAACAAAGAACGTGATATTGCTGAATATTATACTAGAAGATTTATCGACTTTATGTCATTCAATCAGTCGAATTATCCGGAGTACACAAGTAACACTAATGACGATATACATCCGGATCACGATGCAACATTTCAAGGATGGGTACTGTAGAAATAAAATCGACATACAAACCGAAGGAAGTAAACCTTAAAAAACTAAAAAAATATTTAGAAAAAGAAAAAGATGGCAAACAGCATAAATTGGGGAAAAGTATATTGTGACATAATAACTAAAGACGCTTTTGGCGATTATGCTTGGAGTGCAAATGCAATTAATGATATATCTGCACCTACTTGTTGGGGAACAGGATTTTTACCTTTAACGGCAGATACGACTATATATACGGCAGATAGTAATTTAATAACCGCAGACCAAACACAAATTTAACAAAATAAAAAAATGGCAAAACAAGTAATTAATATTGGAAGCGTAGCTAATGATGGTACAGGAGACCCATTAAGAACTGCTTTTGACAAAGTAAACGACAACTTTACAGAACTCTATGCAGACGATGCAGGAGATGTAAATTCGGTATCAGCAGGTACAGGTATTTCAGTAGACCAAACCACAGGAGCGGTAACGGTAACAAACTCTGCCCCTAACGCAACCCATACAGGGGAAGTTACAGGAGCAACTGCATTAACTATTGCGAATGACGTTATTAGCTATGCTAAATTGGCTGCTGAATTTACTACAAGTGCTGCATTATCAACAAACGTAGATTTTGCAACTGCACAAGTATTTACTAAAACACTAAGTGGAAACACCACCCTTACTTTCTCAAATACTGCAATAGGTATGGTTAAAGACTTAGTAATTACAGGAGACTTTACCTTAACGCTTCCTGCAGGTTCAACAGTAGCAGGTACTTATGACGGCACAGTTTCTAACCTTATTCAAATAGTAGTAACAGGAGCAAGTACTTACTGGTACTCAATTTCACAACCTCAATAAAAAATAGATATGGTAGCGATATTAGTAAACGGAGAAATAAAAACATTTAGCAGAGTTCCTAAGACTTGGACTGATGAAAATGGTACGCACTTAAATATTGGAGATGGTGCTTCTTTAGGTTTTAAAGATGTAGTACAACCAACATACGATTCAAGGATTCAAGAGTTAGACAACTTACACCTTGACGGAGATGTTTATACATACGATGTAATAGATAAAACAATACCCCAAACATTAGCAGAGTTAAAGTCTCAAAAGATTTCTAACTTAAAGCATAGTATTGGTAGTGAATTATCTAAAACAGATTGGTACGTTGTAAGATACGCAGATGTAGGAACAGAAATACCTGCTGATATTAAGGAAGCAAGAGCTGATTTAAGAGACCAAAGCGATATAGTAGAAGCAGAGATAAACGCTTTAACAACTAAGAAAGCAGTACTTACATACGATTTGCCTAACTTTATGATATAATTATGGCTATAAATAAAAGAATAATTAGGAGTAATGATGAAGGTGTTGATGCTTGTGTAGACCCATTTGGGGATTCAAGTGGATTAGCTTTGTATAGATTAAATGGCGATGCTACTGATGTTAGTGGTAATTATGACGGTACCGCAAGCAATGTTACTTATGGGACAGGTGTATTTGGTCAAGCAGGGGTTTTTAATGGGAGCAGTAGTTATATATCTACAACCTATATTGTCCCAGCTTCTTCTACGGCTTCAATAAGTATTTGGTTTAACACTTCTTCAACTGGTAATTATAGAACCTTATTCTCTGATGCTCCTTCAAATGGAGCTGCCGTTAATACAAGAATGCAAATTTACATAACCCCAACGAGTACATTTGAGGTTATTATAGGAAATAACTCGGGATATTGGGTAGGCACAAGCACCTCAATATCGTCCTATATTAACGGAAACTTTCACAATCTTACAGCTACCTATAATGGTACTGACGTTAAACTTTATATAGACGGCTCTTTGTTTCAATCATTTACTTCAACGATTGCCTTTGGAACGGTAGGAAATCAAAGTTTGGTTTTAGGAAAAGCAGGTTTAAATAATGTAAACTATTGGAATGGTTCAATAGACCAAGTAAGAATCTTTAACAAAGCACTATCCGCAGGAGAAGTAGGAACATTATATACATCTGATGCTTCTTGTGGCTAACTAAATAAAGGGGAAACCCACACAAAAGATGAACGTCTTGGACAATAAAATATCATTCATTAGTGGCTTTGTATTTACTGCCCTATCAACTGTGACAATTATGGGAGTAGCACAAGCCGCAATAGTTGGTCTTGTCGGTGGTTTCTTTGGTCTATTAGGAAAAGAATTATTCTATTACTTGAAAGGCAAAATTAATGGGAGAAAATCTACCTAAGCTAAATGACGATGCAGGAATATCCATAAACATTAAATGGCTAATACAGATAGTTATATTAGTTGGTAGTGCTGTATTATTGTATTCACATTTAGAGGGTAGAATAACAGACACAGAGAGTGAGGCAAAGGCACTAAGATTCAATCAAAATACTTATGTATTCCCTGACATTAGAGTTTTAGAAAGCGAGATATTAGAAATAAAACTTGAAAGGGAAAGAGTAAGAAAAGATATTAAACGACTAAACGAGAAAATAAATGAGAAAGCTAATTGATAA